AGCAAGCATTTCGCGATAATCTCTCGCATAGAGTTTAATAGGTTTCCCTGAGTCTGCAAGCATTTGATCTACCTGAGATTTTCCGTATTTTGCAATCATAAACATCGTATAGTTCTGAGCCGCGACTCCATGTTTCATTCCGAACAAATTGCAACCAGGGCATTGCGGCCAGACGTTTCTTTTATCTAGTGAGAAATAACTAGACTTACCTTTCGGCAACCAGTGACCACCGTGAACCTCGGTGTAGTGCTTAACGACTCCGCACGTCACACACTCGCAATAGCCTTCGGCGTCTGCTTCCTCCAGGCGCCGGAGTAACTGAAAAGCCTTTAGTGTCTTAGCCCTGAGCGTCTCTGGCACGTCTAAACTCGCTGTCTTCTGGATTGGCTAATTGTACCCCTTTGTCTAATCCCCAGTGGAAAACCTTCTCCATAAAGTCATGCATCTCACCTTTCGTTAGAGTAGACGTTGATCTGAGCTGGTTCTCAATAACCGTACTACCGACGTGGATATTCTCAGTGCCAAGAAACTCGTTTTTCATCAACTTCTTGACCATGTCAGGTGTCACGCTGATCTTACTTGAGAAATACTCTGACATCTGCCCACACCACATGTGGAATAGAGCATTCTGGCTAAGACTTCTAACCGTGGAATACGTTTCAAACTTCCACGCTATAGGCCGGCTGAAGTCCATCTCATTTAATCGGTCATGAAAGTTCTTGATAACGTCAGGGATGTCCCGACGATGATTTATTAACCAGAATTCACCTCTCATTGAACTTATCTTTGAGCATATCCCAAAGATCCTCAATGATTAGCCTGATTTCAAACCAAAACCTCTCAAATAAATTAGTCATTGGCGAGCCTTAAAAAGTCAAATACGTCCATCTTCAAGTAAGCGCAAACTTTAACTACTAACGACAGCTTTGCGTCTTCTCTATATCGCCACTGAGAGACCTGCTGTTTAGTAATCCCCATCTGGGTAGCCAGTTCAATTGAACTGACCCCCAGTTTCACCTGTGCTAGTCTCAGGCTTTTGCCGAAGTTAAAACGGTAAGTCGTCATCTTCAATCCCACTTGCTGCCGGAGCACTTGAATTAAAGACATCCTTCATCTCGCCTCTCATGATCGGCTGGTTGCCAGAGTTCTCGTTCTTCCACAAAGAAAGATCCAAGGTCTCACCTTCTTTAATGTCTCGGTGAGCAACGACTTTCCCGCTTAATACAGGTGCCTTTGGGTGCTGGCTATCAGTCTTCCACAGGCTTACTTTTCCACGATTATCATATTCCATACATAGTTCCTATTTTCTCAAAGTTTAAGTTTAAATCCTCCAGTAGTTTTTCAACTGCCGCTGAAAGTCCGGCAATGAACTCATCGTCTCGTTTTACCTCCATAATGAGATTTGAGTGATCAGGGTGATAAGACATAAAGAAATACCTGTCAAAGTCCATTAACCACATAGTCCCTTGAACTTGAGCGTAATACTCACTAGGCATTTTTCCATTACTTGCACTCTCTGCAAGATACTTGACATGGACTGCGGGTGATGGGCATTTGATCTCAAGCCCTACACCGTCTACCAGCCGGTCGGGGCTGCAACCAACAGTCTGATCATCGTTGGTTACAAAGCCCACTTCTCGGCAGGGTAAGTCGGTCTGAAACTCAAACACATTGGCTGCTTGTGGCTCTAGATCATTGCCACGCTGCATCCAGAATGATTTGAATCCTTCTTCTCTTTTACCACTCAGTCTTTCGGCAAGAAGCTCATACATATACTTCTCGCCAGATGCTGACGGCTTGCCTTTAGGCGTTACAAGGTCCTTGAATTTAGACGCTGACGGCATCCCTAGTCGTAGCCTAAACCACGCCTCAGTGCCTTGCTCTACGTTGTGGATGATCATGCACTAGCCTTTTGATCGTATTTCAAATGATCGTTAACACACCACTTTTCAACCAAAGGACTGCCGCGTCTGCAAGCTCCTGAATTTTCGTGCGAAGAGATGTGAAAATCTTTGCAAAGCTTTTTGCTTATCTGATAATAACAATCATCATAATTAGGCTTTTTCTTGTTTTGCTTTAATTTTTTCTGATAAAGGTCGTCAACCTGAGAGTTCATTTCATAAGAACAAATAGCCATTTCAAGCCTGTCAATCAAATTCCTTATATCAGATATAGCATCTTTTTGAAGGATGTCGTAAGCAGTTACAAAGCCGTGATGTAAATCTATTACAGCTTCTCCTGCGTTGTCAGACCAGTAGGCAGTAAACAAGCTGCTCAAATCGTCGTCTTCATATTTTGTTGTAAATGCGCTTCCAGTTGATACATAGTCAAATTCAGATAATCTATCTGTAGCGAATCCTCCAAAATCTTCAACTTCGTCCCAATCTTTAAAATCACCCCATTTAAATTCTTTCATTACTTAGCCTCCTTAGCTTGCTTCTGCTTCTTAGCTTGGAGTTGATTCTTAGCCTGAGTGAACTGAGACTCGGTTAATTGTTTCAGATCCTTTACACCGTAAATTTCCAGAAACTTATTGCGATCAGACTTTGTTGAATCTAGCAAAGCGTCCAGCCATGCGACATTTTTTTTTATGACAGAGATGTTTTCAATGCCGATTGAAGTGTCAACCGTTAGATCTTGAGCGTCAGTATCTTCGTCCCCGCAGATAGAGAACATAGATTGACTTTGGAACCTCTTGAGATAGGTAGCTATAGACCCCAAGTCTTGCATCGGGTTTTTGGCTTGAGACGAGATCGCTACGCTGGCAACCTGACGAATCCACTGACCGCTTGAATGTGTAACCTGGGAGGTTACCGCTACCCTGTCGCCATAAGCCTCTACGGTCTGCATGAACGCTAAACCGTTAGCCGCGCAAACAGGTCTAATGCAATTAAGCACAGACGTTAGATCAGCGTACTTGTTCTTTAAGAACGTATTTTGAATGTTCTTCGCAGGATTGCGAATTTCGGCTTGTGCTTTACTTAAAGCAGCAGAGATTTCTGCTATGTTTTCGGATTGTTCCATCGCCTTCCTCCAGACAAATAGATATTGGAGGTAAGATTTTAACGGTTATGGCGAATAAGTCAACAAACTGAATGATTAATTTACGATGGGAAGATGGTATGCTGTACGGATTCTCGTGCTTCCTCCGCACACGGCCCCTTCGGGGGCCAACTTTAATAAACCCAAATAACCCTAGCACTTGTCCTGGTATCTACATGGACAAATCCTTTTGCCACGCCGATTCCACTAAACCCCAGTTTAATAGCTGCGGCAACCAGACGATAACGCTGAACCCCACCGCTAACAGCAATATCAGCAGCCCTGCCTGTCGTGTGTTGTCCTCCGCCGCCAGGCTTTTTAGCTTCAAGACTGTGACGAGGAGACCGATACCCGCTCGTAATGACAAAAGGAAACCCAGCTTCATGGCGTAGTGCGTCCAGCGCGTGAACAAATTCTTCCGAGATCTCATTTTCACCAGTCTCCTGACATGCGAATTCTTCCAACGTAAAATACTTAAACATCACTTATCCCTGTGTACGCCTTTGTGCTTTTCAAATGTTCTAAGCCCACCTAACCCCAGCATTCCCATGACTATAGGCATCATGGTCTCTAGAGGTATGAGCGGGATAGTTATGTCTATTTCCAAAAGCGCCATAGCAAAGTTGGTAAATGGAATTGTGATATAGTTCCCGAACATCCCAAGTACAGCCACCCAGCCCAAAGCGGGTCTCCAACCACTTATAAACAGCGACTTGTGGGCCGCCTCAACCTGATTGATAGCCATCTGGCCTTTAGCAATTTCTTGCGCGTATTTCTGCGACATCGTTGCAATTTCATGCGCCAAGGCGTTCTTCTGGTCTTTGTCCTCAATGAACTTGTCTAACAGTCCCGCCACGGGACCAATGAGTTTATCAAGCATGACTACCTCACAATCGCAAATATTATAGTAAAGCAAGCGTACAATCCGACCGCAACTAGACCACACGCAAACACGAGTCCTGCCATGTGCATTCGCCTGTTAATTTTCTGGATGTGCGCGTTCTTTGCTTCTAGTCTCGCTTTCCTGGCCTTAGCCTGAAAGATAATAAAGTCATCCCACAATCCTGCTCTGCCAAAATAAACCATGAAGTCTTTTAGTTCTTCTTCTGCCTTTGCAATCTGCTCCAAGGCCATGAATTCTTCTGCATCACTTGCAAACAAAGACTTCTTGTTCTTCTCTTGACGCGCCTTCAAGTCTTCCTTGGCATTAGTCATCTGGCCTATCTGGCCAAAACAATCGGACAGGTCTTTGCCGTTTCCGATGAACTCCTTCAGCACCGAATAGGCAGCGTTAAATGCAGCTAATTCGGCAATCATCAGACATCTCGTCTAAAGATGTTCTGAATCGTAGGACTTTCCCAGATCCGAATAGATAACCAGATGATTGTTAAAGCAGAGGCAAGCGGCGGAAGCCAACCAGCCATTGTTGCAACGGTTCCTGTAACGGCTAAACCGTCAATGACTGTTTTGGCTTCTTCTTGCATATTATCACCTAGTGGGCTTCGTCAACTTCTTCAAAGACAGGTTCTTCGCCTGGAATCGGCGCTTCTGCTGACTGCTGTTGCTGCTGCTGTTGTGCTTGAATCAAGCTGAGTTGTGCCTCTAAATCGGCTATTCTGAGAGCTTGACCGGCGTTTTGTTTAGCTAATGAATCAATTTTAGCCATTGTTACATACTCGTCGGCACTCATCTCTCGCTTCTGTTCGCTCATGTTCCTCTCCTTAGTTGTGGTTTGACGATTTTATCGTGTTATTAGCACGTCTTCCACTGGTTTAACAGGTCAGCTTAATTGCGTAAGTGTTGTTTTCCACGATATTTTGCGTTGAGCCGGTGTTCCAGCTAAATGTTGTCCAATAAGGGCTATTAGGATTAGCACTAAAGGTCGCGTCTTCCCTGTAAAAAGAAGCCGATCCTATTTGCAGCTTGTACCACTGGCTGTTCGGGCCGGTGTTGATGATCAGAGTAGGCAAGTAAGAGGTTGATGCTTGGTCAAAGGTCTCGGATATAGAAATAATTGTATTTCCGTTATAAGTGTTGATTAAGCCTGAAAGGGTTGTGGCCGTCATTGACCCTATGCTAAAAGCAATGTGATAACCCCTAATCGTAAAATTTGCCGGAAATCCAGCAGTGTATTTTCCCGCTGTCATGGATGCTGAAAATTGATACTTCACCGCATTCTTCAGCCAGCTTAATTTGAACGCTCCACTAACCGGCGGCACGTTTCTGGTAGCGCCATAAAAGTCGTTCATATCCTTAGGGTTTCTACGCTCTAAGGTTGTGCCTTCCGTGTTCATATCAGTAGTCGTACCCAAAAGCTGCACAGTGTAAGTCGTTCCACTAACGAAGGCGGGGTAAGTGCCAACGGAATCTGAAAACCGAGTCATGTTATTGTTGCTGTCCCAGACATAGCTAGTAAATGTTATAGTGGTCGTAGATCCCCCCGCTGGCGTAACAGTCATTCCAGTAATGCTGCTGTTGTCCAAATGCCCAACAAACTGAATTGTCATGAAGAAGAATTCATAAAAAAGATAATCAATCGTTGGGGACACACCAAAGGCGTCAGTTGTAGTTGGAGACATAGATCCAGCTTGATTTCGGATAAAGCCGACGAATCCACTAGCGTTAGTACCCGCAACCATCGTGTTGGTGCTAACTACTCCCATGGGCCAACCTCGCCATTTCAATCGCCGCTTGCATATCTGCTTCAACGGTGGTTCTGAGCTTAGTCTCTATGTAAAGCTCGCCATCGTCATAGGTATGCGTGAAGCAGATCCAGTCATCCCGCATCGTATAATCAGGCATCAGTCCAGACCGCCGCGCAGATGTCTTGTACTAGCTGAACGTAACCAGATACATCCGTGGGATTGCCGTCAGCGTCATAACGACTTAAATGAGTGACATGATTAGAAACCGCTGGTAATTCAGCATCATCTACATCGTCAAAGGTAATGGTTATTACTACCATCACACTAGGATTGGCTTCGTTAGTCGTGGACGCTGCACTTGGGTCTTGTGCGGGGTAAGTCTCGCATCGTTGTAATACTTCAGTTTTAGTTATAGCCATTTCTATTTCTCCATTAGCTGTTTAACAAGGGCTTTAAGTTCGTCAATTTCTGACTGTTGTTGCTTCGCGTTTTCAATGAGATAGCCGACTAGGTTTCCATACGCGACAGACTTATATTCGCCATCGTGTACTAATTCAGGAGCAATCTTCTCTAGTTCTTGAGCGATTACGCCAGAACCAGATTCACCATCTTTAGTAAATGACACGCCACGCATCTGCAAGACTTTAGAGCCGTCTAGCGTTTGGATGTTTTCTTTAAGTCTTTCATCAGAGTAGGCTGTAATGTTACCACTTGCTGTAATAGCCCCACTTACGGTTAATTCCCCTGTGCCGTTGTCTAGTTTCATTTTCTGGACAAAACTTGCACCGGTAGCATTTGTGGAATACCCAAAAACTATGTCATCAAAACTAGATGTAGTATATAAGGCAATTCTTTGAGTGCTAAAAGCGGCAATCCCGCCACGGCTGTTGCTTAAGTAATGAACTTGTACTTTAGCATCTGTCCCTAACGCCTCAAAAGAAGCGCCAAATGAATTAGACGCTTGACCTACTGAGATTGTGCCTATGTTGGTCAGGTTACGGCTTTGATCTGCAAGAAGAACCCCTGACATCTGCAAGTTGCCACGATCCAGAGAAACATTCCCTGCGTGGTCTATTGATATTGCTGTTTTTGACCCTACGGCATAACTGTCAGTTGTACTTAAATACATTCTAGTGCCGTAACCGCTATCAGACCGAATGTAAATGCCAGCTTGAGCGTTCGCACCCCCACCAGTATCACTAGCGCCAAATGTAATTGCAGAACCAGCATCGTTGGTTGCGGTATCCGGGTCTAAGTGAATACTTCCAGTGCTTTTCCCCTGAGTTGTGGCGCTCCAAACTTGACCCCTATTCCCATAGATTTGACCTGTACTGGTTATAGCACCACTAGAGATGGTGCCTGCGAAGGTTGCGTTACCAGACTGGTCAATTAAAAATGTTTGAGTTGTAGTATTTGCGCTGTAGTCGTACCAATTAAATTGTAATTTGCCTGTGCTCGCCCCTCTAATGATGTACATATCATTTGCATCAGAGAATGAGTTGCTATCGGTAAATGCCAGAGTTGGAGACGAATTATTGATATATACGTCCGCCCCGTCAGCACCCCCAGTAATGGTAAGTTCAGTGCTAGTAATAGCACCACTAGAGATAGTGCCATTAACGCTTAAATTATTACCTGAAAGCCTCATGCTTTCTAAAACGGTTCCGTTGGTTTCTCCCGCTTTATTTGTATAAAAAGCTAAATATGTTTCAGTAGTTGCGCTAGGATTTGTGTATTTGCTTTTTATATGCGCTGTGTCATAGGCGTTTTCAAAGGTCAACACGCTTTCTGTTGTTGTGGCTGCACCGCCCTTTATTGTCAAAGCCTGTAATTGTGAAGATCCGCTACTAGTAATAGCACCACTAGAGATAGTGCCTTCAAAAGTTCTATTTCCACTCGCATTAACTTTAATTACTTTCCAGCCTGATATGACACACGCTCTTGTTCCTGTTCCTGCGCCATAGTTAAACAGAGCCAGTGGTGTCCAGTATTTAGTACCAGTCTCAAATTGACCTACAGCATTTCCAAAACCAGTTATGTAACCAGATACTTTTGCCCAACTACTACCGACATTAGTGTTAGACATAACCCAATAGCCATAAGACCCAGGATTTCCCCCTAGATTGCCAAAATTTTGGTTGTATTCGTTTGAACCCATGTAATGAGTTTGGCTTGTACCGACATTTTTTATCCAACACTCCATGTAGAAAATATCACTAGTGCCTACAGGGATAAATGGGAAACCTGAACCATAAACACCGCCTACATTCACTCCTCCGTTTATATAAATTGCATACCCAGCAGGAGCAGTTGAGTCGGCAGTCCAAGTTACATTTCCGCCACCAAAGAAACTTGCTAACTCAGCCTCCGACCACGTTGGGTCAATTTCAAAAACGGTATCACTAGGCGTATAATGACCAACGGGATAATCTTGAGCGGAGTTAATTCTGTTATTAGTTCTTGTTAGTCCCTGAGAGGTTATTTGGTTAATGCTAGTGAGGTTACGGCTGGCGTCTATTACAGTGGTGCCGTTTACTTGGTAACCCCCAACCGCATTAAGAATCCCAGAGCTATCAAGCTCCATTTTTTGTGAGCCAGTTACCTCCCATCGGAAATTATCGGTAGAGTGGGAGCGCAAGGTGCTACTGCTCGTAATGCCCCTTACATAGATTCCTGCGTTACCAGTTCCTTGATTGTTGAGGTAAACAAAGCCATCAGCTTGGTTTAAAGAGAAATTCCCACTACTTGTAATAGTGCCAACGGTCAGATTGCGGCTTACATCTGCCATTCTGGTTCCGTTTACCCAATAACCAAATGGTGCATCTACTCCAGTATCGTCGTAGATCTTAAAATGCACCTTGTTAGTATCTTCAGGCTCGTAGAAATGCAGTTCTTCGCCTACAAGTTTAATCGCCATATCAACATTAGGGTCGGTTGCAGTGCTGCTGTTGAAGTTTACTGATGGCGATGAAGCGGTCGTGCTGGTTAAAGTTATATCACCTGTGCTTGTTATTGCGTCAGTGGATATGCTTGCTGCGTTAATATTTTGATTCGCGTCTATAACCGAGATGCCGCTTAGTTCAAAGCTGGCTCCAGATATAGCCCCCGTGAAAGCCCCCGAAGTACCTGATAACGCTCCTGTGAGCGTACCACCGGCTAAAGGCAAGTGACCCACTTGTGAGTAGGTGTAAGCTGTGTTCCAGTTACCAATAGCAGATGCACTAACAGTAGCTCCTCCAATAACTGCGTCAGGGCCAATTAGTCTGCCATCAATACGAATGCCGCCTACTACAGAATCACTGCGATCCACGCGATATGCATATTCAGCCACGCTTTTGTTGGTAGTGCTTACATTAAAATTGGGGCCATCGGCGTTTGCGTTGTTAGTGTTTTGAACTACACCAGTAAGCGTCCCGCCAGCCAGAGGCAAGTGACCCACTTGTGAGTAGGTATAGGCTGTATCCCATTGAGTAATTTGCGTACTGCTAAAATCTGAGCTAGCCCATAGACCGCTGCCGCTGTATGTTGGTCTGGCTCGCGGAAAATTAACCACGCCTGCACTTGTTATGTTAATGGCTATTTGAGGCCCAGTGGCATAGCTGCCGGTCGTTGCGAACGCCATGTGCGTCCCAGAGCTGTTATCATTTACAACATAAATCCCTGCTTGCGCTTCAGTAGCACCACCTCCTTGAAAGGTAATAGCGGCTTCTTTTGGGGTTCCAGAAGCTCCAGCGCCATTCGTTATGTGAATGTTGCCAAGCAAAGATTTGCTAACATCAAAAGCCCCATTAGTTGATGTTGTGGTTACGTTCTTATTAATGTCCAAGTTAGGCGCAATCAGCTTGTGACTAAACTCAAACGTATCGCTCGCAGTCTTCCATAGGATAGAAGCATCTGTCGTAGAATTAACCGCGTCTTGGATAATGATTCCAGCATTGTTCGCGGTGCTAGATGAATCACCCGTGGAATAGTTTAGGGTTATGTCCTTATCCGCAACGGTCAGGTCTGCCACGTTGATTGTGGTAGTCGTTCCTTGGACGGTTAAGTCTCCGGTAATTACTAGATCACCTGATATTGTTCCGCCACTTGTCAAGATTGTTGTGCCTTCGCCAATAGCAAAAGTATTTGCTGCGCTTACAACAAATCCATTTGCACTTGTGGCTTCGTAAATTCGCTTGAAGTTATCAAGAGACGATTGATTAGGCGGAGATTGAGCTGCGTCTAAAACAATACCGCTTCCTCCGTAGGTTCCTGTCGCGTTGTTATTAACCAAAGCTGGCGTGGTTGAATTGGTTAGAGTTGTGTTTGTTCCTGCGTCAACCAATCTTGCAAGAATTTTTATCTTATGAGTTCCAGCTCCGCTGATAGATATTGAAGCCGTGGTTACTGCGTAAGTTCTAGCTCTATTAGCGTTAGATGAGGTGCTGAAATAGGTTACAAATTCAGCGGCCCCGCCGCCTTGTATCACAGCAAAATACCTAGTGAAAGATCCTGAATACCCAGCGCCCCTATCTACGCCAAAAACTTTGATCTGGCTTGGTGATGGAGTGCCTTCTGTAAATGTTACTATCTCAGTATCTTCTAGTGCATAAGCTCCAGCGCCTTCTTTTAGATAGTATTCAATTTTAAGATCTGCGCCTTTAAGTTGATTCTCTGCATCAGTCGTTGATGTTGTAGACGCGCCCGAAATGTTATTGGTTGATCCATCGTTGTCATCAATAGCCACCTTCGCAGTAATTAGAAAAGTCTCAGCTTTCGTGGTGGTTATTGTTATTTCGCCAGCGTTGTCAGCGAGAGTCCCTGCAACGGTATCAACCCCAGCACCAGAGCCTTGCGATATACTTGTGTAGACTACGCCAGAGAAAGGGTTGGCTGTGTTTGAGGTATCAATTAACACTTGGCCGTTTGCGTCATCACGGATTATAAATCTAGTGGCCTCTACTACCCCATCCGACGCGACCTTAAAAGAAGCGTCTAAGCTATTATCGGCCCCAGCGAAAATAGAATAATTTGCGCCTGTAGTGCCATCTAAAGTTACCGTTGAAGCGTCTGCTCCTGCTATAAACTTAGCTCCGGTACTAACGTCACCCGTGAATGCTCCAGCGGATGCGTTTACTGTTCCTGTGACAGAAAGGTTTCCGCTCGTATCAATTGTTAAAGTTTGATTGGTGCCATCAGCAAAACTCATAGAGCCGTCTGATCCGAGGAAAAACCCTTGAGCAGTTGATCCGTAAGTTGTATGGCTACCAGAAGTCAGCGATGCTGAATTTATAGTTATGCCGCCTACGCTTCCCGCGTTTAGCCCTAAATTGACACTTGTATCAGCGTCTTGTATGGCGCTGTCAGCAGAGCCAAGGCTTGTTTGTACTCCTGTGGCTAAGTCTGTTTTAGGTATAGTAATTCCGCTTAGGGTCAAGCTGGTTGCGGTGATTGCGCCGGTAATGGCCAGATTGGTGCCGTCAAATGCAAGCGAGTTGTTCCCTGCGTTGCCGATACTGAATTTATAGGCGTCCGTATCATATCCAAGAAAAAAGCCTGTGCCGCTGTTGTATGCACTCTGACCGCCTTTAATGGCTCCGCCAGAGTCCATCGTGATACCGCCGCCGGTAATCGTTACACCCGCATTGATAGGTTCCGCTAGGCTCGTCCAGCCCCGCAAAAGCTCTGCAATTGATGGCGCTCTACGGTCAAGGCGATCAACTCTTGGATGCGCCCACCGGACTATAGAGGTAGGAGTTGATACTCCATAATAATTATAAGTTCTGACTGAGAAAGTGGTTGCGTCTGTCTCAGATCCGTCTCCAGAGAATCTAAAGTCATCAAACGCAGTTACCTTCACGCCTGTGGCTAAGTTGTATATCCCTCCTTTACCGCTATTTGAATTTGTATTAGATGGATTAATAAACCCTACTAAAAGATACCATTCTCCTTGTGTCGGTAGATCGGAACTGAACCAGTATTTATTCGTATTTGCTCCGGTGCCGTCATACCTATACAGACTGAGTGTAGAACCGCCGCCGAAGTTGTAAGCGCCAAGATAAATACTTCCGTTTGTATTGTCCTGTTTTATAAAGACAGAGAATCTATAAGTTGTGTCGCTTACAATTGGGAATTGATTTGCGGTTGAGGTGTTCTGAAAACCTCCGTCTGGCCCGCTGCCGTCTGTGGATGTAGCCTTCCAAATTCGCTCAAGCTCACCATGCGGCCCATTTTCAACTACTACTGCGTTTTCAGTAGTACCACCGTTTAAACTCCATATTCCTTTTGCACCAGTGCCTACAGTCCACTCACTGTCATCTGCGCGAGGCAATAAAGAGATCTGGTCTGCCGCTTGGTTTCCAGCAGCCGCCTCACTAGCAACTGTGCTTGCCGCAGTTCCGCCAACTGTTACGCTGTTGGCTATAGAGCCTGATGTGGCTGTGATAGCGCCGGTAACAGCCAGATTGGTACCATCAAAAGTCAGCGCCTCAGTGTTGGAATTGCCGATGCTAAATTTATAAGCGTTTGTATCATATCCAAGGAAAAAACCTGTGCCGCTGTTGTATGCACTCTGACCGCCCTTGATAGAGCCGCCCTGGTTCATTGTTATGCCGCCTTGGGTGATGGTTGTGCCAGCTTCAATTCCGCTGGTTGCTACGTCCTGACCTGTCGTTGTGTTCGCAACGCCGGTATTGATTGAGATGGTATCGTTGTTGATATCAATCCCAATAGTAGGATCGGCAACATTGTCCCAGTCAACCTCAACAGCACCTACAGTTGCGAAAACGGTGGTATTGGGATCATTGGGCGGTTCTAGGCCAGATCTTGATGCGTCATCTGTCCCGACATTCTTAACTGCCCGTACCCAGTAGTATCTTAAATCTCCTGGGGCTATGGTTTCCCAGAGATTACCTGTGCCGCTTCCTGTCGCCGTTGCAGTAAAGACAACCCCAACGGTATTAGACGCAGCACCCATAGCCGTAAAGTCTGTATTTCCCAAAGTTCTTATCGTGTAGGTATCACCTACATTCACAACTGAAGGAAAGAAGATCAAAGATTTATTTGAACCATCGTGAATAAATTGAGTTCCGTCAGTCTCACCGATCTTTATCGCAGATGAGAAATTTGCATTCCTTGATGCGTAGACGTAAATCGTCCCAAAGTCATTAGTCTTGCCAGGATTCACCCAGTTCAACTCATTACTTTTTAGTCCAGGGGTAACAGTCAAGCCACTAGGACTAGGCACACCTCTGAATGCATCTGTGATGTCGCCTGTAGCCGTAATCGTGGAATACTCATTGTCTGGCGTTACCGTGGGATCATCGTAAGCGCTTTCTGAGTCTTCCCGTAAAGTTAAATTAACTCCTCCTTCTTCTGAGAAAGTCCATCCAACACACTGAAAAACCTTGTTTGACCAGCTCAATTCTTCAATAGAGACTTTAACCCGATCACCTGCCGTTATCCTTAAAGCAGCCAGATTGGCAGGAAAGCTAATCACCTTCTGCTGATCGCTTAATTTAATTAGCTTGTGTGACAGTCTCTGAGCCATATAGCTTGAGTTTGTCATGGGATACTGGACTTCTTTTTCCAGAATCTCATTATTATCTCTAGTAACAGCGTCAGCTAACTGAACCTTCGGAAACTCGCTAGACTTGTGATTCTGGGCGGGATCAATAAACAGACCTTTGATCGTGTTGAATCGGTCTGATCGCTCCAAAGAAGTCTTGATTGAGATTGCTCCAATCAGGTCATCTTCGTTTAATGTTTCAAATGGTTCCTGTATCGTCTCATCTTCATAAATTCCAGCGTGAACGATGTACTTGCCGTTAGAATAAACAAGGTTTCCGTTCATTGATGACAAGATCTTGTTTATGTTCTTTTGATGTGAGTCAGTTGCAAAGACTACGCCGTTACAAGTAAAACGCTTTTCCGTGCCGCCAGGAACAGGCACTGATGCATCACAACCTTCTGCGGCAATTTCAACGGCATCCCAGTCTATCTTGCTGGTAGGAATGCCCATACCCAAAATGGTATCCGTGAGATAGTCAGCAAGACAAAGTGCTGGGTTGTCCGAATAAACCGTGGTATCTGTTCTTGGATCATAAACAGACTTACCTTTTACCAATGCTCTTACATTTGAAGGCGCAAATTTGTCCCAAGTCTCCGCTGAATCGTCGTTCAACACCCACTTCATTGCTAAATAAGCAATACCATCGCCACGGTGAGCGGATGTGTAATTAGCAAACGGGCCTGTCAATAAAACGTCTGCTGTTTGAGATGCTTCGCCTAAGTGCTTTTTAATTACGCAAATGGTAGTTGAAGGAGAGCCTTTAGGCCCAAACTTCCCAGCAGTAACATTACCGCCAGCATCAGACCCGCCGTTGATCTGTGAGTCTGTAATAACAACGTCATCCATGTGGATGTCGGTAATGTCGTTTAATTCATGGCCCGCTAGAACAATGGTTTGATAGAGGTCTGAGTTATCGGTGCCCGATAACCCGATAAAAGAAATCGGACCAGATACCAATGCCTCACCGTAGATTATTTTTTGTGGCTCTGTGGTTGATCTAACTGTTCTCTGCCTAGAAGCGTCTGTATCAACAGTCGGCATTTCTACTTCAAAAAGACTCATTGCGTGTTTAGCAACTAAAGTCCCTCCAACTACAACAGCAGCACCAATCGCTACAGCAGCACCTGCACCAAGCGTTGCAGCAGCAGCGGCTCCAGCAAAAGCCTCAAAAACGAAAAAACCGATTTTTAGTAACGCTTGTGCCATAAATCCCAACCCGATAATATATGCTGCTCAGGAATTCTAGCGAATCCTTTCTTTACTAGACAAACTGCCGTGTTACCCAGCTTGATACCCATAAGCTGGCTGTCTGGCGTTTTTACGATAACTGGCGAACCATCCGATAAAGATCTAATGTCTTCCGTAGGTTCGCCTAAAACGCTTGCAGCAGTGTCTTCCAAGTCGCCAAAATCCTTAATGATAGATTCAGCGTCTTCCTCAGAATTATAATGGAAATCGGTAAGATAGTCTTTGCCTGTTAATTCTTTTACTATGAAACCAGCGAACTGACAGCAATCAACAGAACCATAATCAAAGTCTTTCTTTTCCCACTTGTTCAACGCTTGATAGACTTGCAAGATCATTATTATTTTCTGCCTCCGTCTTGTGGCCCCCTTGGCGTACCCACTCCACCTGAACCACCAGTTCCTCTAGCACCCCAATCAATCTTAGCGCCTTCAATCTTGTGCATGTGGCTAAAGAACAGATCACCAGAAGACTTCTCCTGCTGTGCTGCGTTGGTATACATCAAATTCAAAGACTTGTTGAACCTTGACAGCTCGGACTCAGCGATTAACTGAATGGCATCACCTCCATCGGCACCGACCGACATATTCATTTGATCCATGAACCCTGCCCAGATCTGGGTAGGTGTGTCAATCAACACATCGTCAGCGTCCAAGACACCAAGGTAAACCGTGACAGGATGTAGGTAGTAGTCTTCGGTTAAAGCTGCGCCTGATATCGTTGCGTCTAATCCGCTTAAAGTTAGCGTAATAGCGTAAGGACTAACGTCAAGACCTTCTTCTACCTGTGAGATAGATCCAAGATCTCCGACACCCAACCAATCTTTATCACCAGACCCATCGTCCCAAGTATATGTTCCCAATGAGTTGTGAAGGTAAACAGACCCAGACGGAAACTCTAACTTGGCAAAAGACACAATCGCAACGTGCTGCTGTGCTAAAGCTGTCGCTACATTATCTGGGAATCCTCGGCTCATGCTAGAACATCCTCTATGGCCTCAACGGTGAAATTTGAAACTATCCCTGGCTGCGTATCCCAAGATGTCGCGCTAGAAAGCATAAAAACTCCAAAAATTGGCTGTAGATAATCAATACCCTGACTATTTACTGTTGGCTTTCTGATCGGGGGCGCAATCGGTATAGAGACTGTAGATCCTATTGAATTACAATCATCAGTGACCATGTGAAGCTCATTGTTAAACGCGATGTAATCACCCGCTTTAAGATATCCTGTCCGCGGAGAGGTTGCTCCACTAGCTACTAAGGTAGAGCCTGTTTGCCCTGCGCTGTTTACGACTAAGGTGTCAGCCGGATTGCTAGGCGCTATGCCTCTTTTCACAGCGGAATGATCATGCAAATACATTCTGTGCTGCTGCCCGTTCATCTTCGCCAGAAACCCCTGCATTATCGCTCTGTCATTGCCAGAGAGATTATTAAATCGCATAGATATCTTCCAGAGAGAACCTTTCCTTGATGCAGTCTGAACTGAGTTAGTCAACGGGCTTTGAAACGTCCGAGTGTTCGTCACCAGCTCAAACGTGCTAGATGATGGCGTTATGCTTGGGAACATATATACAGTCATTACCCGAATCTCCGGCGGCGCATCAGATCTTGTATGCTAAGTATAGTTTGTTGCGAAGTCTGCTGCATTGCTGACCTGATCTTCATATCTACATCAGCACCAGCGCCAGTTGCGTCTATGTTGTTGACCACGGTAATACCGCCACCTTGGCCCTTAGTGTGATCAATAACGGTCTCATTCGGATGAAGAATAGCTGGGAATCCGCCCTTACCATCTACACCGCCGGACCTACCGCCTGTGCCGGTAAAACCACCGCCTTCAAACGATGATGATTTAATCGCTGCCACGTTAGCTAAACCAGCGGCTACTGCGGTAGCTGCAAACACTTGAGGTAAAGGCCAAGGGTAAGGACTTGCTAACGCCTCGTTAGCTGCGTCAAATGTATTCTGAGTTGCCTTAGCAATCTTGTATGCTTTCTGAGCTGCGAACATCTTCTTGTTGTTAGCCTGGACCCCACTAAATTGCTTTCCAAGCTGACCTAGCATATGACCTGTTAACTTGCTTCCTTGCAATATCTCTTCATCTGTTCCTTCTTTGAGAAGTGCATTCTTCTTCTTGTGATAATCGGCCTCAATAGCCAGTTTCATATCAGCAGCTTGTTGTTTATTTATAATAGTTAAAGCTTCTGCGTTATCTATTAATTGCTGTTGGCTATTAAGAGACTCTAGCAAAACCTCTTCTTCAGATAACAAAGACCTTCGCAGAGCTTCTACTTTGCCTTCAGTAGTTTTCTTGGTCGCTAAGTCTTCTTGCTCTTTCTCATAGTCTCGGATTCTTTGTATAGCATCGTCAAACTCTGCTTGCGCTGTCACACCAAGACCAAGTAGCGCAGCTTGTTGTATTGCCAAATCCATACTGCTTTGACGTAAAGCATCAGCTTCAGCAACTATTCCTGCTACCAAATCCTTTCTAGAAGCTTCAACTTCATCAATCGCAGCTTGAGTTTCTATTTCTGCTTGAGCCGCGGCATCTATGGCAGCTACGTTGGCAAGACGAGCATTTCTTTCTGTGATTAAACTTTCAATTACTGCTGGGTCAACACCAAGCCTTGCACCTTGGAGTCTAGTTAAAGCGTCTGCATTAAGGCCTATCTCTTGAGTTGATTCTCTTAGACTGACAATAAAGTCATCTTGAGATGCTTTAGCTTTATCCGCAGAATCAATTTCTTCTTGTTTCTTTTCGTTAGCTTCTCTTATCGCATCTACGCTTTTCTTAGTAGCCATGATTAAATTAATCTGGCCTTCAGTAGCCCCTTGTTGGGCTAAGTTGTATCTCATCAACGCTTCTTCGCCTTTTTCCAAGGCAATTAACTCTTGATGATAACCTTCAACAATAGCTTCTAACTTCTCTCTCTGATCGGACTTTTCTTTATTAAGCTTTTCTAGCGCATCTTTTTCTTTCTTGGTTGCCGGTACTGTTCCGTCAATTGCATCTGTAAGTGCTTTTTGTGTCTTTTCTGCTTTGTTTAGTTCGTTAGAATATTCTTGTAATTTAAGATTAATCTTAACTAACTCAGAATTGTACTCCTTAGTTCCATCAGAAGAATGAGTAATAGTTTTAACGTAATTTGCTAATGCTTGGCGTGACTCTGACGTTCCGTCTTTAAAATCCACAAAAAGACTGGTAAGTCTTTCAGCTTGCACTCCGCTAATACCTAATTGTTTCGTTAAAAGCTCTAAGCCTTTCCCCGCTTGAGCCGCTTCTGCTCCAGCAGCGTCAAACATAACGCTATCCAAAGAGTCAGCAAAGTTTTCCATCGCAAGCTGTGACGCTTCTAATGACTCAACTAATTTTGCTCTAAGCGTTGCGTCAGCTAAACCCCTGCTTTCTTTTGCAAGATCTGCAAATTGACTAGACAAATGTATTGTTGCGTTTGCAAAGTCAATATCAAATACTTTTGAAGTGTCTTCTGCCGCTTTCTGTAATTCCTTTAAAGCATCTTTAGAACTAAAGATTTTTGGCATAAAGTAAGTACCAAGCGCAGCACCTACGGCTAATACAGCACCGATCAAGGCACCGTTCTGACCGAATAGAGAAGCAATCTGAGAACCCTGCTGACCGAAGATAAGAAGCGCGTTTTGACCCATCTGAAGCTGCACCGCAACGTCCTGGACCTGATGACCTACTTGTCCTAATCCGCCACGCATTAAGCGCAATTGCCCGTGAGCGCCTTTTGCAGCAGAACCTTGCTTCCTAAACTCTTTAGTAGCTTGCTGAGTAGCCATAACAGAATCTAACTGAGCTTGACTAGCACCCATCATCTTTAGACGATAGATCTCAAGCTCGTCAGAGGTCATATCAACCGTGGCGGCTTCATCTCTGTAGGCGTTGTTAGTGCGGTTTACTGCGTCAGCAATCTTCTGTGCCGCAGCAGCTTCTTGATCACGCTCTTTGTTTAAGCGTATCGCAGCTTCTGTAGCTTGATTGTGAGCATCAATATCATCATGAAGCTTGTTGATAAGCGCGAATTCGCCATCGGCAGCGTTAAGACTTGCTGCCTTGAGGAGGTCAAGTTCTCTGGCGCTTTTACCTATAGCAAGGACTTGCTTGTCTAAGCTCTCTACAAGCTTGTCAACAGCGTGAGCACGGAAGGCTTCTGTGGTTTTCTTAGCGCGTTCAGCATTACGAGCGTAGGACTGAAATCCTACCTTCGTATTATCATCTATTGATATTCTTGCTAGGACTGTTTCTTTTGTTGTCGCCATCCATCTTCTCTCTTTTCACTTTAAAGAAAGTCCACCAATGATCAAACTCGGCCACAGTCATGTCTAAGATTGTCGCTAGGGGCTGACCAAGTCGCTCGGCTAACTCGTACATGTAGTATAGCTGAGTTGGGTTGCCTTGGTCAGTTATAAGTTTTTTTCTCGGTCTTCCTCCGATTCAGAACCAGCGGTTAGCGCAAACGTAGCAAGTCTAGTCACTATGTCTGGGTCAACCTTCTTTCTCAGCGCAACCTTATCCTCAAGCCCGAAGACAGGATCTCCGTTCTCGTCAACAAGGCCAAAGATCACCGCATAGATAAGATAATCAGTGTTATCACTATCTGCGCGACGAAGCATTTTGGCCTTATCGTCAAGGGTAAGGTTCTTTGCGAAAAGACTAACCTCCCATTCTGGGACCTCAATCTTCCGCAAATCCTTGCTGTTAAAGTGTGCTAATGCGTTCTCAATTAGCCTCGGCATGTTATACCGTATCGGCTGTTAACGCGCCAGTACCTTGAAC